GTAAACAAGAAATACTTCGAGCTATTAGCAGAGGCTATGTGAACACCGCAGAAGACATTGCGGAAATCTTCCCAGTGAGTGAACAAGAAGCCATTGAACTTCTCAACGACGATGAGTTCTACTTGCAGATAGCAAACGGTACTAGAGCCAAAATGAGAATGCTCTTTAACACCAAAGGCGTTGACGTGTTAGAGAAACTCCTTGACAGTTCAGAGAGCAAAGACAACATCGCGGCATATGACAGACTCGCCAAAGCAACAGGTGGAATCCAAGAAGAGAAACAAGGTGTAAACAATTTCAACTTCTTCAACATTGAAGATTTGCTGGAAGCAAAGGAGAAACGTGAGAAAGTTATTAACATACCCAAAACTGAATTTAACCGGGTTAAAAATCCTAAGACAACTTCCCGGAGAGAAACCGAAGTTAATGGAAATATCTTTGAGAACGAAGAAGAGATGGTACAAGATTTGGAATGTGATCTCGAATCTATGTTCGGGGAAAGTGAGGAATTAGAATTCGATGAAGACTTATCATGACGCATTGAAAGAGCTTGAGAGGATTGTTTCTAATCCAGATTACAAAGATTTTCCGTTTGTTAGACATATGCTTGAATACACTGAGGGACAAGAAGTTGTTTTGGTGGATGTTACTATTCCTGCTAATCGAGCTGTTATAGGTTTAATATTTATTGATAAAAACAAAGCTGAGAATTATAGAAACTTTTATCACAAATAATTTAACCGGGTTAAAATTATGACAGACAAAGAACTAGAACAAAAACTCAGATGGATATTTGAAACATACGGCAAAGACTTACAAGCCTTCTTTCGTGATGCTTACGCCGAAGGGTTGAATGTAAGACCTGCTCTCCCAAAGTATACTCAGTATTGTTCTAAGTGTGGAGAAGGTCATAACAAAGCTGTTGCTTATTGTCTCAAACCTGATTGTGGTGGAATGATGGGAGAACGTAGACACGCTTTAAGAGCGGCACTGAAATTGAATACATTGACGTTCAAAGGTAGTCCAATTGAATTTGACAAAGACTGAGCAGTATGCGAAGATACAAAATGTCAATAAGGTATTAGCACAACATGGGAAACCCGGTTATAAGTTTTCAAGCGAAAACCTCTTTAACCGGGTTAAATTACAAAGCGAGAAAAGAAAGGAAATGAAGTGAACATACATAGCAACGTAAAAAAAGACAATTCAAAAACAGTTCTGTTCATTGGAGTTTCTATTACGCTAGTTATCGCTGGATTAGCTTACTACAACATGACAACTTCTACCGTAAGCGTATCTGTCCCAATTCAATCAAATGGAATGAGTGAGATTGATAGAATCAAACAAACCATCAGAGAGAAAGAAACCATCCGAGACGCCTATTCTCAAAAAGCAATGGATGAAGCAAGACTAGGTAATACCGTTGCTGCTGATGCTGCTGCCCAAACTGTAGGTGAATTAAATCAAGCCATCGAGAAGTTGTATGATGACCTCCATGAGGCGAATATGAAGGAGGGTGAAAATGGCGAAACGAAATAACAGAGTAAGATCATCTGTCTGTGATCCAGAAGAGATAAATCAAATCATTGATGAGGAATTTAACCCGGTTAAATTGGAGAACGAGGAACTACAACCAGAACAGCCAAAGATAAAAACCACCGCCGCTTTTGATAACTCTCGACTTGAGTTTTTGAGAATGCAGATTGGGCCAGTTCAGAATTTCTACCAGACACTTGGAAATATTTTATATTCTCTCTCGTTGAGAGTAGACAACTTGCAGGAAGAAGTAATTAAGAATAGAGTCAAACAAGGTTTGTATGAGGACTATCTCAAACATACAGCGGAACAAAATAGAATTGTAACTCTTGATGAGTTCTTTGACTATTTGAGAATAAGAGAAGAGAATGTGAGGCAAGAGCGTGAAGCTAGTAAAAAATAATCCTCCATTGTATTTTGTTCCAACAGCTATTCTTTGTGTTTGTGGACAAAGAGTGTTGGTTAATGATCCAAGTACTCACATGTCTGTGACTGTAATGTGTACCAATCCAAATTGTTCTCAATACAATCTGGATAAAAAAATTGATCTTACAAAATTCGCATTTACCGAATATGAAGTTTTATAGTATTAATGCTGGCTGATATTAACTAACCCTTTAACCGGGGATAGATTTTAACCCGGTTAAAGGGATTTTTAGAAACTGATTGAGGAACGAACGAAGATGGTTGTTTACACAAAAGACGGATCAGTAAGAGCATGGGATACCAGAGAGGAAGCGGCCAAATACCTTACAGAAGAGAATATGCAAGAATTGTCTGATGATGGATTACCTCCAAGAGAGAAAATGAATCTCAATGATTATGAGAGAGTTCAATTAACACAGACACTCTGGACATTAGTGAGGAAACAAAATGAATAGAAGAAACTTCTTAAAAAGATTTATAGCAGCAACTACTGTAGCAACTTTAGCTCCGGTTAGTTTGGTAGAGGTTCCTGTAACTGAAACCACTAAGTTTGTAAGTTTTGAGGAGAGAGTTAGAATTACTTTAGCAAAATATAGACCTATTTTTGCTGATAGCATTACAGCTAAATCACCTTATGTTGAATTTTTGAGATCCAGAACTTAACCCGGTTAAAGTGTCAAATCGAAGAAAACCACAAGAAGGAATAAAACTCAAGGTTGCAAGGTTGCGATCTTGGTTTCCTGACTTCGCTAGGGTTAATCTCAAGATTACTGACAAAGACGGTAAGTTAGTTCCTTTGATACTCAATCGAATGCAAATAGTCCTATGGGCTATAATCATTCAATTGATTAAACAAGGTAAGCCGATTAGGATTTATCTTGTCAAGGCTAGGCAGTTAGGATCAACTACATTCTTCACAGCGGTTTTATATTGGCTCATAACTCTTAATAAAAACAAACGTGTCATAGGAATTGCCCAAGACGATGAAGCTGCTGAGAATTTAAACTTACGTTGGCAGAATTTCTTTTGGAATAGCAGAAAAGAATTAAGACCTAGATTTCGTAAGATGAATCCAAAGATGATTCATTTTGCTACCCCATTGAAAGAAATGAGGTCGGGACTAGATATAGGTCTTGATTCGATGATGGTAGTTAAGACCGCAGATAGTCCACAACTTGGAAGGAGTTACACATACAATGGAGCGATACTTACTGAGTTCTGTATCTGGCCTCAACTCGGTATTGATGTTAAATCAAGAATGGTCGCTCTTAACCAAGCAATTCCAAAACGACCTAATACTTGCATATTCATTGAAAGTACGGCGCAAGGTGATAATTACGGTAGGAAGTTTTGGGATGATAAGTTCAATGGGTACACCAAAGTTTTCGTATCTTGGCTTGCTGACGACTTTTATCGTAAAAGACTTGGGAGGAATTTCTACTTCGAGTTGGAGGCTGATGAAGATGGAAGATACGGTAATGAATTAAAAGAGCGAAAGAATATTTTAGCTCAGCTTCGTATCTGGTACCCAGAAAAAGAATTTAACCGGGTTAAATTTCCAGGTGATGAATTATTCACTTCATACGAACAGTGGCTCAATTACGAATCTCATTGTAGATTAGCTTGGCGCAGAGATGTAATCAACACAGAGTGCGAAGGAGATAAAGATGAGTTCCGAAGAGAATACCCAACAACTATACAAGACGCATTTGGTGTATCATCCAAATCTGTCTTTGGTGCAATTAAACTTCTCCAAGCTAAGGAGCATATCGAGAAGAGTAAGATTATCCCGAAGAGATTTTCATACTCCTATTCTGATTCCGTCCGCACTGCGGGAATACGGGATATACTTCGTCCATTCTCAAAAGGAAAGTTAAGAATATATGAACTACCCAGAGCCGGAGCGCATTATGTATGTGGTGCTGATCCCGCTCAAGGTGGGCCAGACTCAGACGATAGTGCATTTGTCATATTTCGATTGGAACCTAGCACCGGACAACTTGTTGAAGTATGTTCTTACAACGATAAGATCGAAGCTACTGAGTTCGCAGGGTTGCTCTATATTATCTGCAACTTTTATAACAAGGCTCTGCTCGGAATTGAGCGAAATGATAAAGCGGGATTTGCTGTACTAGAAATACTTAGAAAAGAAATTCGTTATTCTCGTTTGTATTGGGCCAAAGACCCATTGAGTTATAAAAGACCAGCAGGATCAAAAGTAAGGTGGGGATGGCTAACAGACGAAGCCAACCGTCAGATTATGGTGAAGGATGGTATAACTTGGTTCAGGAAAGAGAAGATATTCATTCGTTCAAGAGAAATTCTCGAACAAATGGATACATTCGTTGAGAATCCAAAGACAGGTAAGATTGCTGCCAGTGCTGGCAATCATGACGACTTAGTAATGGCGACATTGATTGCTGGTCAATTATCGAAACAAGTGCATATTCATGAGGACGTATCAAAGAAGAAAATCGAATACGGTACTCTTGAATGGTTTATGAGAATGTCTGAAATAAAGAAAGGAAAAAGATATGGACAAAAAGCAGGAAAACCAAGAGACTTCTACAAAGGCAGTGGAGCAAGGAGGAAGTTGTCAAGAAACGCAAGAAGGTACGCAATCGCAGCCTAGTATTGCTGAAAGAATGAATTTGAGAGATAGAGCCGCTCAAGTTGCTTTAAACTTTGCTGGACAAACTATTAGTAGTTATGATGGGACTTATACTCTTTTGATTGATTGCATATACGATGCGTTATTAGAAGTGGCCTGCTTAGAAGGCAAGACAAATGTAATTTATTTTGTAGCGGAAAAGAGATGAAATTGTATATAGAGTTTTACCACAAGAAAAAATTTTACAGATGGGGTTTATTTTACCGCGACCCTAAAAAATTTATTTCTTTTCATCATATATCTTTTGAGCCTAAGACCAGGAAACAGAGATTAAAAGATTTTTTCTATTATGGGGTTTATGCCAATTTTAAATATTGGAAAATATGTCTCTTCTGTAAACCACGGTATAGAATACAGAATTGGATTTTAAACCTTAGACAAAAATAAAAAGATTTAACCCTCCTCGTTTAACCGGGTTAAACTTATGAGTACATCGAAATCTTCGCAGTTAGTTAGTGCGTATTGGGAAGAACCGGAAGAGAAGTCAGGCGAGTTAGCTTGGCATCGTTGGTGGTCGCGTATTCGCGCTTGCCAACGTTATAGGAGTGAACATCCGTTTGGCGAACAAAGGTGGCAAAGGTGGTATGATTTATATAAAGGAATTCAATGGGAAGACCTCGATGACTTGTATGACATTAGTTCGGACAATCTCCCCGAACGTGTTACAGTCAACATCACGGCGTCGTCAATCCTCACGATGGTTCCGTTTTTGGTTAATTCTAATGCTAAATATAATTGTGAGCCTAGAACGCCTGAACAAGTTGTTGCAGCCATGCTCAAAGAGAAAATTATCAATTATGAGTTTGAGCATAGGGAATGTAACGACCAGTTAAGAAAAGTAGTCTACGACGGAGCGATCATTGGTCATGGAATAGTAAAGAGTGGATTTACTGTTCAGGTAGATGAATCTGTTAGAGCAGCAGTCGGAACTATCGAATACGATGAGATGATCGAGGATGAATCTTTCTTTCTCAAGAGAAAACGTCCATTTGATTTCTGGTTTGATTACTCTGCCCCAGAATGCAACCTTGCTACTGCTAGATTTTGTTTTGAGCGTTATAATAAATATGTAGCCGATGTCGTTGAGAATACCTCTTACAAGAAATCCATAAGGGATAAGATAAAGAGAGGCGATTATGGCGATTTAACCGGGTTAAATTCAAATGAATATGGTCATGAAAACGAGGGTTATGACTGGCTCAAAGGAGAAGATTACACACTGGATAGCGGTGTTGCTACATTCTATGAAGTGTGGGATAAACGATTTAATCAAGTCCTTACGTTCTGTGAAGGGATACTTGAACCCCTTAGAGTCATTGACAATCCATATCCGTATCTCAAAGGGATGTTCCCCTACATTCAATATGATTATATCTATTTACCGGATGAACCTTGGGGTTGTGGTATCCCTCGGTTCACAGAGGCTCAGCAATACGAGATTAACAGACACAGAACCTTTGGACTTAACCATAGACGTAAAGCATCTGCCCGTATCTATGAAGTTCACGAAGATGTGGATAACGACGAAAAAGAGAAGCTACCCGAAGCGGAAGATGTCACATTCGTTGAAGTCCCTGAAATGGGCTTAATTAAGCCTGTTCCTGATCTTCCATTGTCGCCAGATTATCCGTTGTATGAAGCGGTACTTAAATCTGACTTCAATGAATTGACTGGCTTAGATGCTTTGGCTAGGGGAGAGAGACTTCAATCAAGAGCTACGTTAGGAGAAGTAAACGCTAGAGGAAATATTCTAGGGCTGAAGATCAACGAACGTGTTAAGGAAGTAGACAGACTGTTTCTCAAATCAGGTAAGCATGCCTCTGCTCACATAGGGGCTAACTACTATAAGACAATGGTAGTTAGGCTTGTAGGATTGCAAGGGGAATTTTGGGTACAAGTTAATCATGAAGACATTAAAGATGAGATTGATATTTCGATGGAAACTGTATCTGCCCCTCAACGTGACCCTAATGTTGATATGCAACAGAGATTACAGGGACTACAGGTTATTATGCAGAATGCACTGCCTTTAATTCAAGCTGGGGCAATACCTCCTGACGAGATAAACTTCGTCGAAGTTCTTAAGTGGTTCTTTGAAGGATTTGAGAGAGTTGACGTTGGCAGATTCTTTAAATCAGCCCTTGTTCCTGTCAATCCTTTGACTCAATTTATGATGACAACGGGAGATTTAACATCAATGCTAAACTCTCCTGAAGCACAAAGAGAACAGCAGGCTCAAAATGCAGCAACAGAAAGTAACACAATCCAAGACTTGGTTAGGTCGCTTGCTAGCGGCAACAGAAGTGGTCTTCAAGTATCGGGTGTGGGCTAAATTTAACGGGGTTAAATTGTGTTGGGGCAAGACACTCTTTTTTGAAAATTTTACGTTGAGTATAACATGGTATTGGGGGTGGTTCGGGGATTTGTTTATGTTTACTAAACGTACTTATGATAACAAATTGTTTGCTATCAGAAGATTTTATATCAGTAAATGGGAACGTATGCCTGATAGATATGCTAGTTGTAAGGCATATAGACTAGGCCCATTAGATGTTGAAGTTTGGAAGAGTGGAAAACAATTGTTTTTACAGAGTAGGGGATTTGACAACCGTAAATCATCATAGTATTATAATACTGTGTGTAGATGTGTAAATTGCTGGTTTAAAGGGGTTGAATAAAGTTCAACCCCATATTTTAACCGGGTTAAAAATAAAGGAGAGAATATGCGAACATTTTCACGGTTAGTTTTTTTCGTTGGATTCATCTTTGCAACAATGGTTGCTGTTAGTAGCCAAGTTCATTGTCAGGAACAAAAAGATCATATCATAGTAACTGTAGGTGTTGGGGCTGATGAATTGAACAATCTGGTAAATACGGTTTATGAATACGATTTCAAGGTTGCTGTCAATGCTAAGATTATTGGTAGCAAGGCAAGACTTGGCGGTAAATTTGTGTTCGATAAACTTCCCAACATTAAGCGTTATTCTGCTGGCCCAGAAGTTAGTTATCATTTTTCGTTTGTAGAGCCATACGGTCACTTTCTGATAGGCGCTGAAACTTACGATGGACTTGGACAAAGGCAATTTAAGAGAACAATTGGAGCAGGAGTTAGGCTCAACTTTGGCCACTTTGTATTTAATCCGTTTCAGATTGATTCTATTAGAGGAGTTAGAGCGCCATTCGGTTCTCCCGGTGTAAATCAATTTAGTGCCTCTGCTGGTATTAGATTTTAACCGGGTTAAATTTGCCGGATGTTGAGTGGTCTAACTAGCACAAATATGGGGAGGGTTAGATCATTCGATTGAGGACATCCGGCAATCCCATTAGCGGTATTGGCTGACTGATAATTCGAGGAGGGGTTATTGGAAGGCTGATACCGCTAATTCTGAGCGGAGCGAAGATATGCC